CTGAAGCTAAAGAAGCTCTACTTCAATCAAAAATAGAAGCAGCTGCTCCTGAATTTTCTATAGCTGGTTAGTAAAACCAGGCTATTATCGTTGGAAAAATCGTTTTCCTCATAAGGACATCTTGCACTTCATTAAAATTTAGTTTATAAAATAAGCACTATACATAAATTTTGGTACAGACGCGTATAGTCGACGGCCTAGAGACTGTATCAAATTAACTAGGAGGATATAACTATGGCACAAACAACTTTTTCAGGACCAGTAAAATCAGATAATGGATTTATTGCTCCAACTTACACTTTAGCAACATTACCTACAGCAACCGCTGGATTGGTAATCTATGTTTCTGATGCAACAGGTGCATCATTAACTGGATCTCTTTGCTTTGGTAACGGATCAAATTTTGTTGATGTTACTACAGGCGCAGCAGTAGTATAATAAGAAATTATAGAGCTCCTTCGGGAGCTCTTAACTAAGGAGATTTAATATATGAAATCAGATGTAAAAGCAGTAAGAGTTACAGGGACTGGTTCTGTATTTGCTGGAAGGACAAGATTAAGAGGAATCATTCTTTCTAATGCAACTGCAGGGGCTGGATCTATAACTTTACAAGATGGAAACGCAGCTACACAATTTGTTGGAGATTGTCCAGCAGGAGATGTTTTTTCTTTCAACATTCCAGAAGATGGAATTTTATTTGTTGATGGAATGACCGTTTCTGCATTTTCAGGTTTAACAGCGGCTACTATATTATTAGATAAGTAGGAGGCTACATGGCTAACACTACTTCAGGTACAACTACTTTTGAAAAAGGTTTTTCTATTGCAGATATAATAGAAGAAGCTTACGAGAGAATTGGTATTCAAGGAGTTTCTGGTTATCAATTAAAAGGTGCTAGACGTTCTTTGAATATTATGTTTCAAGAATGGGGCAATCGAGGACTTCATTATTGGGAAGTAAGAAATAATTCTATTACTTTAGTATCTGGTCAAGCTACGTATACTATGTACCGATCTAGTGCAGATGGAACATCTAGTACAACCGCTGTATATGGAGTAGATGATATATTGGAAGCAAGTTACAGAAATTCTTCTAATATAGATGTGCCATTAACAAAAATTAATAGATCTGCTTATCAAGCATTATCCAATAAAGCAGCCACAGGACAACCTACTCAATATTTTGTAGAACGATTTATTGATAAAGTAACTATTACTTTATATCTAACACCAGGAAGTTCTGAAGCTGGAAATTATTTAAATTACTACTACACAAAAAGAATACAAGACGCTGGAGATTATACGAACGATGCAGATGTACCTTATCGTTTTGTTCCTTGTATGTTAGCCGGTTTAGCTTATTATTTAGCTATTAAATTTTCTCCAGATAGAATTCAAAATTTAAAATTATTATATGAAGATGAATTACAAAGAGCTTTAGCAGAAGATGGTTCTTCTTCTAGTGTATTTATAACCCCACAAACATATTATCCAAATGTCTAATTTATCAAAAGGAAAATATGCTCAAGCGATATCCGATCAAAGTGGAATGGCTTTTCCCTATAAAGAAATGGTTACTCAATGGGATGGTTTATTTGTTCATTATTCAGAAGTAGATCCTAAACATCCACAATTAGAACCAAGACGATTTACTGCAGATGGACAAGGATTACCAAAAGCAAGACCGGCAAGAGTAGAGCCAACTACCCCAAATCTATTACCAAGTAATCCTTTTACTATTACATCTGGATCCACTACTGTAAGTGTTAATGAACCTAATCATGGAAGATCAACTTCCGATACAGTTGTATTTAGAAATGTAGATGGAAGTCCAGGAGGAGTTGCTTATACAGTATTTGAAAATGCTTCAGGTTATAGTATAACTAAAATAGATTCTAACCATTATACATTTACATTAGGAGCAACACCTAGTGTAACGGAACAATCAGGAGGAATGACAGTGACTGCAGGTCCAGTTACGTTAACACCATAATATGAGCTACACTTTTTCCAATTTAAAAACAGATATTAGAAACTACACAGAAGTAGATAGTTCTGTATTAAGCGATTCTATACTAACAACTATTGTAAAAAATGCAGAAAATAGAATATATAGAGAAGTAGATTCAGATGATAATCGTTTTTATGCTACTTCTAATCTTCAAGCCGGAAATAGATATGTAACCATTCCATCGGACCTTAGAATTATTCGTTATGCACAATTAACTGATTCTAATGGAGATCAAACTTATTTAGAAAAAAGAGATACTTCTTTTATGGCAGAGTACTATAATACCCCAGGTACACAATCTGGATTACCTAAATACTATGCTAATTGGGATGCAAACTACTGGGTAGTAGCACCAACACCAGATAGTACTTATTTAATCACTTTAGCTTATATAAAACAACCTACATCTATCACTACTTCTGATTCAACTACGACTTATGTCAGTAATAAATATCAAGATTTACTTTTGTATGCTTCTTTGATAGAAGCATATGGATACTTGAAAGGGCCTGCAGATATGTTACAATACTATGAGCAGTCTTATTCAAAAGCAGCTAACACGTACTCTATTGAACAACAAGGTAGAAGACGCAGAGACGAATATCAAGATGGTGTTATTCGTACAACAATGAGATCTAAATCACCGTCAGAATATTAAGGAGAAAACTAAATGGCAAACATAGTACCTGACTCTTTTAAAACAGATCTACTTGGTGGAGTGTTTGATTTTGATTCTGGTGGATCAACTTTCAAATTAGCACTTTATACATCATTAGGTGGTTTTAGTACGGCTACTACTGCTTATACTGTTACTAACGAAGTATCTTCGTCTGGTACCAACTATACAGCAGGTGGTAATACTTTAACTAATAATGGTGTAGCAATATCAAGTAACATTGCATACGTTGACTTCGCAGATTTAACTTTTTCTTCTGTGACTTTGACTGCAGTGGGAGCTCTGATTTATAAAGGAACTTCTAATGAAGCAGTATTAGTTTTAGATTTTGGCGGATCAAAGACTGCAACGAATGGTGATTTCGTTATTCAGTTTCCAACTGCTGATTCATCTAATGCAATCATTAGACTTGGCGACGCATAATAATTTAAGGAGTTTACAATGGCGTTAGTATTAAATGACAGAGTAAAGGAAACTAGTACCACAACGGGTACTGGATCTTTTACATTAGATGGAGCTGTATCAGGCTTTGAAACTTTTTCATCTGCAATTGGTAATACCAATACAACGTATTATGCAATTGCCTTACAAGGTGGATCTGAGTTTGAAGTAGGTCTTGGCACAGTAAGTGCAGGAGCCTTATCTAGAGATACAATTCTATCTTCTTCTAATAGTGATGCTTTAGTAAATTTCTCAGCAGGTACAAAAGATGTATTTTGTACATTACCAGCTAGTAAAGCAGTATATAAAGATGCAGCAGGTAATATTACAGGGGCAGCTTCGGAGGGATTTGCGGTTGCAATGGCGATTGCATTATAATATAAGGATAAACTATGGCACAAAACTTTAGAAATTATTTATCACAAAACATAGGAACCTCAGCGGTAGATGTACTCGGCGGTGCTGCAGATTCGTATGACTGTTTGATTTCAATTAGACTTGCAAATACAACAACTTCAACTGTTCAAGTAAATGCTTATATCAAAAGATCATCAACAGATTATTATTTAATTAAGAACGCACCAATCGTATCAGGTGGTTCATTGGAATTAATTGACGGAGGATCAAAAGTAGTCCTTGCTTCAGGAGATCAACTCTACGTAGTCAGCGATACAGCAACTTCAGTTGATTGCGTTGTAGGAGCAGTTGACACAATAAGTTCATAGGAGGATTAGATGGCGTATTTAGGAAACTCACCCAAAGGCAATCTTCTAACCATGAACTCCGACCAGTTTAGCGGTGATGGTTCTACAACTAATTTTGTACTTTCCCAATCTGTTGCTAATACAAATGAAATAGAAGTGTTTGTTGGAAATGTTAGGCAAGATCCTAATTCAGCTTACACTGTTGCAGGCGGAACCACTTTATCTTTCACCTCTGCACCCGCATCAGGAACCAATAATATTTATGTAGTCTTTCAAGGCAAATCTTTAGGAGAAGTTTACCCTGGACAAAACTCCATTGAATTTGGAATGATTAAATCCATCAATGGTGGGTATGAAAACAAAGCAACGATATCTTCGAACATTACAGTAGATGCAAGCGATAATATGATGGTCTGTGGGCCAGCAGCCTTTACAGGTACAGTCGTTGTCAATGGAACATTAACGGTAGTATAAATGAGCAAATTATTTGTAGATGAAATAGTACATCAAAGTTCACAAGGATCTGGTACCATTACTATTGGTGCTAGTGGCGAGACGATTAATGTTGTAGGTACATTGCAAAATAATGGATCCGCTGTTGGTAAAACTAATACTCCAGCTTTTTTAGCTTATATAAGTGGTAGTGATTATAGTGTTTCAAATGCAACTTGGACTACCATTGGATTTAATAATGCTATTGTAAATAATGGTTCTGGTTTTGATACAGGAACATATAAATTTACAGTACCTAGTGGTCAAAATGGTCTTTATAGTTTTTCTGCTGGTTTTCAAATGGAGAGTATGGCAAGTGGTAATACCATAGAATTTAGTATTATGGTTAACCAAGCAGGTGGTTATCAAAGTACAATTTCAGACATTATTTCCGCTAGTCAAACATTTAAAAGAACAACAACAAGAGTAGTAAATCTATCTGTTGCAGATTATGTAGAAGTAAGAATTTATCAAAATTCTGGTGGTACAAGATCTGTAGCAGCAAATTCAGCATATTTTAGCGGATACAAAATTATAGAATAATATTATGGGAACCATTAAAACAACAAACATAGAAACAATCACAGGCTCGGGAACCTTGACCCTTGGTCAATCAGGCGAGACGATTAGTATTCCAACTAACACAACTTTAGGTGCAAGTGGTTCAACGATTACGATTCCTAGTGGATGTACCATTACCAACAATGGTACGCAGACAGGATTTGGTGGAGTTAATACTCCAAACTTTAGTGCATGGCGATCAGGTGATCAAAGTATTTCTAGCTCAACTTGGACTAAAGTTCAATTTAACACAGAAAATTTTGATACTGATAGTTGTTATGATCCAACTACTAATCATAGATTTACACCAAATGTAGCAGGTAAATATCAATTTAACATAAATATTAGTTTTGCTGGGACTTCAGTAACTTTTTGTGCAGTACGTATTTATAAAAATGGAAGTCCAGCATTTACTACTTCACATTTTAATAATACTTCAAATGGTATATACAATGGTGGTTCTACAATATTACAAGCAAATGGTTCATCTGATTATTTTGAAGGTTATGCTTACCTTATTTCAACTTCTCCAAAAATTGCAAGTGGTGGAGATACAGTATTTAGTGGATATAAATTAATAGAATAGGAATTATTATGGCAGGAATATTAAAAGTAGATAAATACCAGGACTTCAACGGCAATGACATCATGACGAGTGATGGTGCTGGGAATATTACCCTTAATAATGCTGCGTTGAAAAACACTCCATCTTTTTTTGCATATCTTTCATCAAATCAGTCTTTTACACAAAATATAAATACTAAAGTACAATTTCAAAGTGAATTGTATGATACAGACAGTTGTTATGACAACACAACAAATTATAGATT